AACAGGGCTTTTTCATACTTCTTCTCGAAGGTGTCGTTCCCCGTATCCTTGAACAGCTCCGCCGCCTGCGCACGCAGGTTTTGACTGATGTCCTGCCGCTGCATGGGGATCGTGTCGGACTTCATGGCCTGCTCGGCCGTGTAGTAGTCCGCAAGCTCCATCACCTTTGAGGCGTTCATCCGGCTTGGGATGTCGTCGGCGTCGTAGATGCCGGCAGCGATGCCCGCCGCGTAGCTCTTCTCCTTCGGGGTAACGCTCAGCCGCTTTTCAGCCCGCCGGATCTCCCTCTGGATCTTCTTTGCAGCCTTGTCGTTTTCGATCATCTGCTCGACGTTCTGGTAGAGGCCTGCGCTGTTCTCGATTTTGATGCCGAGATCCTGTAAGGCTTCCGTTCCCTCGAACTCTTCCTTCGGGACATTGCGCATCCGCTTCTTTCGTTCCGCTTCGGCCCTCTGCCGCATCGCGGCAAAGTAATCGTCCACGTTGTCGAAGTCCTGCATCCTCGGTGCGTCGCCGCGCACCCTTGCGCGGGCGCGCTCCAGCTGCTCTTTCTGTTCCGGAGTGAGCCGCGTGTTCTCCCACTTGTCCTGCTCGTCGTCCACGCTGAAGCGCGCCTTCTCGATGCTGTTCACCTTCGCCAGCCGGTCCGCTTCGTCTCCGGCCTTGTACTCCACGACGTTCATGCCCGCATTGCGCATCTCGCCCAGCAGGTCCGCCGGCGCATTGTCCGGCGCGACAACGGCAAGTGCCTCATCGAAGCCGACGACGCGCTGGGGCTTCGCCTCGTAGTACCCCGTCGGGATATTGGCTGCGCGGTCAATGAGCGCAAGGATGCTCTTGGCGTGCCCGTCGGATATGGCATAACCTTCCTTGCGGAACGCCGCCTTCACCGCCGCCACGGTTTTCTTCCCCTTGGCCGCTTCTGCGATGATGCCGCTCAGGTTTTGCTCCTCCTCGAAGCTGTTGTCGTACTTGTGCATCGTGGTGAGCATCAGATCGTTCACCACACGGTCAAGATAGATGCCGAGGTCTCGCAGCGCCTTTGCGTGTTCCTCTTCGCTCACCGTGCGCAGTCTCGCCTCGTCCGCGTGCATCTCGTCCACGTTCCGGTATTCCCGTGTGGCCGTCGCCGCCAGCGTCTCCGGCGTGATGCCGTATACATTTGCGCCTTTGGCTGCCGCCATGTTCATGGCCTTCACGATGTTCTCCGCCGTGTAGTCCCAGTGTGTCTGTGCAAAACTGCGTCTGCCGCTGTCGGTCACTACATCCTCGCCGTTGTAGATGCCCCGCTCGCCCAGCAGCCCCTCCAGCTGTGGCTGCACCCAGTCTTTCACTGTCCGCAGCGCATCGCTCCGGCTTCCGCCCGGTGCGATCATCTCCATCATCTTGGCCGCCGTGGCTTCCTTGTCGATCTCGCCCGCGCTTCCGCCGCTCTCATAGAACTTCTGCGTGCTCCGGATGAAGTCCTCCACCCGGTTAGGGAACACGTTGTTCTTCATGTAGTAGTCGATGCGCTTCTCCTTGGATTCCGGTCTGCGGTTCAGGAAGTTGGCGTGTTCCTCTGCATAGACCTCCCGGATGGCCTGTTCCGCCGGTTTCATCTCTTCCGCCGTCAGGCGCTCGCCGGTCATTAGCTTCACCGCCAGCCGCGCCACTTCCTGTTCGCCCACCGTGTCAAGGTATCTCCGGATGGTCGCGTTGCTGAAGAAACGGTCGAACTGCTTGTCACGGTACACCGGTTCAAGGCTCTTGCCCTCGCTCTGAAGGAATGCCGCCTGCACCTCCGGATGGTTCGCCAGCTTGTCGGCGATCTCTTCCGGCTCCCATCTGGTCTCATTCTCCAATCCGATCTTGCCCAGCGTGCCGCTGCCTTGGAAAACTCCGTCCGCAAACCGGCTCGACAGGTTCTTGATGTTCTCATCGAACGCCCGCCGCGCCTCGTAGTTTACGCCGCGCTCCACTATGGCGTTATCGTGCGTCGGTGTCCATGCGTCGCCGCCGTAGACCTTGTTCTTGCTGTCCGCTTGCGGATCAATGGTCCCGCGCGGGAAAACGGCGGAGTATTCGCCGTAGTTGGCGTGCCCCTCTTTTGCCTTCACGACGGCGATGGAAGGCGACGGCCACGCGCCGATGTCGAGTGTGCGCCGCAGCTTCTCCTCGGTCATGTTGTGCATGGCAACCAGCGTTTCCGTTTCCTCTACCGGCTCGTCCAGGCTGAATCTCGTCTTTGTGGTCGGCTCCAGCGTCGGCAGCGACAGAGGCTGAACGCCCGAAATTTCCCTGTTGCTTTTTTCTGTGCTTCGGGATATACTACGTTCAGAGGAGCTTTCCTGTATATCGCTTGAGGCGTTGTTGCCTGCGGCGGTGGGGGAAGGCTCCTTTTTTGTCGTGAAGCTCGTCGGCGTCATGTCCACCATGTCATAGAACACATACTCGCCGTCCGCTGTGATCCCGACAACGGTTTCCGCATCATACTGATTTGCCCCCGCCTGGATCAGCACGTCCCCGTGCGCGAAGTCAACAAAGCTGTCCCTCCGCGGATGCTTCAGCTTTCCGTCCTTCGCCCACGATGTCGTGGCGGTGATGATGTCGTCGGCGATATCCGCCGCGCGCATCTTATCCGCGAACGCATCCGGCGTCCGCCGCGCCAGTCTTTCGGTATCCTCGGAACGTGTGTACTCTCTGCGAGAGGTCCTGTTCACCTTGTAGGTGATGCCGTTGACCTGAATACCATCCTCAAACGCAAGCAGCGCCGTCTTTGCAGCGGCTTTTGCCTGCGCTTTTTTTGCGCTGTCCCATGTACTCGTGTCGATATGGCTGAGAATGTCGTTGTCTACCACGGCGACCGCGCGGCCGTCGTCGGTCTCGCCGACGCTGTAACTGTCCTCGCCGTTGGCAAATACGGTGTCCCCGTTGCCGTAGTCGGGCTTGATACGCTTGCGCGTCTCGCTGGACATCGGCCTGCGGTTCGCCGCGTCTCTGGCCTCGATCTCTCCGGCTGTGTTGTAGTACAGCTCGCTCGGCACGCTCCTCTGCGGCTTGTGCAGCTGGTCGTAATAATTCTCGCGCAGATCATAGTATTCGTTGATCTTCTTGTCGAGGCCGCGGCGTTCCGCTTCCTCCCATATCCGGTCATACTCGCGGAAGCCGTCGTCCAGCTCTCCAGCCTTTTCCAGCCGGTCCCGCAGGGCGAGGACCTCTTCGTTCGCCTCGTCGAGCTGAAACTGGATCAGCTTCTCGCGTGCTTCCTGAAAGCCCTTCGACTGGATCTCGTCGCCGTTTGTCAGCTTCTCCTCCCAGTATTGCCGGTTGCTGCCCTTGGCAAAGCCCTCGGCGTTCTGGATCGCGTGCTGGATCTCGTGGATCAGCACGTCCTGCGGCGCGTCGCGCAGCTCCTCGTTGATGGTGATTTGATTCCCCTCGGCGCTGAAGCTGCCCAGCACGCCCTTCGGCGTCTCGTCGAATACGACTCGCACATGACGCAGCTGCGGATAGGCGCGGAACAGCTCCTCGTGGTCGAGAACATCTTCCAGTCTCGCGTTCCCGCGCTCCACGCGCTCGCTCAGCCGGTTCCGCTCGCGTCCCCAGGTCTCGGTCAGGGCGCGCAGCCTTGCCTGCTCTGTGTCCGTCAGCTCGCCGTAGAGCATCTTCCGCTCCAGTCGTTGCTGCTCGGCATACTCCGGATGGTTCCGACCGAAAAGCGCGTCTCCTGCGCGGTGGTATTCCATCTTGGAATCGTCGATCTCCCAGCGCCATTTTCCATCCATGCCCTCGTGCCAGCCGGTCGCCTTGCGGATGCTCTCCATATCGGCACCCGCCGCTTGCATCTCCTGCGCTTCCCGCAGACTTTCGAGGTTCGCGCCGTTGGCGTTTCTTCCGGCATAGCTGAAGCGAGCCGGAGGCCCCGTTTTCCGCTCCGATGCCGCCGAGGTCTCCTTCTGGATGGCAGAGGAGGCCCTTTGCGCCTCCTGCGCAGGGATCGCGCCACTCCCGCCGTCGATGGCGCGCACAGCTTCCGTGTGGTACTGGCTCGCCGTCTGGCCGAAGCAGTCGATTCCGGCGTAGGCATCGCCCATGATCTCTTCCCACACATAGAGGTCTGCGTCCTCCGGCGTCATGCCTTCGTAATTGTTCGCGGCACCTTTGTACCTTTCGCGGTATTCCTCAAGGGTATCGCGCCAGCCGTCGCCCGAGTCCTGCACCGCCGCAGCAAAGGCTTCCACATTTTCCCTCGTTGAGCGAAAATGTGCGATCTCATGCAGCCCCAGTTCCGACGCGGTTTTCTTTCGGCTGTCCACGCGCATGACGATCCGGTTCGTTTCCCGCTCCGCGACGCCTGTGATGCTGACCGGCGAGCCGCCGCCGTTGACTTGCAGCAGGCCCGTCACCATGACGACCTCGCTGATGCCGGCCTGCTTTGCGGCAGCCTCAACATCCAGCAGCTCTTGGTCCCATGCGTTCCTCGGCAGGATGTGCAGCATTTTCGTGTCGGTTCCCAGCGAGACGCCGACCTCCGCCGAGCTGACGAGCGGCTCAAGCGCCGCCGAGGTCTGTCGCGCCTGAATCAGCGCTCCGTTTTCCTTGCTGCGTTCGCCGCCTGTTCTTGCGCGATTTCTTCGGACGTTTTCGTGTAGTCGCTCGATGCTCCCGCTCTTTGGCTGTTGGCGTAATTGCGCAGCTCCTCCGGCCCCATCGCCATAAGGTCTCCGTCCTCCGTCTCCACCGTGTAGATCGCTTTGCGCTCCCACGGCATCGGCACCGCCTCCTTCGGCAGGTTCGGCAGGCTTAATTTCTGTACCATGCGTTGTTCCTCCGTTCTTTTCTTCGATGTCCCACAGCGGCAGCTCCTCATGGGTTGACGTCGATTCCGAAGCACCAGGGATCGCCTGTTTGGCTTCCAGATAGTCCGCGTTCGGCTCGTGGTATCCGCCGTGGATGTCGCGGTAGCCGTTCGAGAGCATGTTGTCCAGCATCAGCTCCACGCGCTTTGCTGCGGCAAAATTCTCCTGCCCCTTGTCGTTGATGATGGCAGAGATCGACCGCTCGATGTCCGCGTAACTGATGTCCTCGTCGTCGAGCAGCTTTGCGATGCGCTCGCTTGCCGACCGCTTCATGCGGATGTACTGGTCGTCTCCGGCACCGTGCTCTTTGAGCTTGACGATCCCGCCGCCCTTTTCCGCGTAATTCAGCTCCTCCATCAGATCGGCCGCAGCCTCTTTGTAGAAAGAGTGGACCTCCGGATGGTCGAACTGAAAGGCATTGATCCGGCGCTCGCCGACCGTATTGCTGTCTCTTTGGTCGATGTGCTCCTCCGCTTTTGGCCGGTAGAGGTCCCCGTTTGCATCGACCGCAAGCTCGCCGCGGTTGAGTCGTTCGGAGATCTCCGCCGCATTGCCCTCGTTGGCATATTGCAGAAGGCTCACGCGCTTTCCCTGCGTCAGCGGATCGTTCTTGCTTTTTCCGCCGACGGGCGTTATACTGACCTTGCTCTCCTGCGTGGCTGAAACGCCCAGAGGGGCGACCGTTCCGCCTACTCGTTGGCGGCTATGATCGGCGCCCTGCGCAGGGGAGCTGTTTTGTGCCGTCTGTTGATTGCCGATCTCTTCCGAGGTCGGCATCGGTGCATTTTCTGATGTGCCGGCAGCCCGCTCCGGTGCGGTATCCGCCGTGGGATTCTCCGGCTTGCCCGCGGTCTGCTCGCCCGCCAATGCGTCGAGGATCTGCACAGCCTCGACGGCCTCCTTCGCTTGGATGGCACCGCTTTCCACGAGGCTCCGCATGACGGCGATCTCGTCCTTGACGGTCGCCTGCGCCTTCTGCGCGGCTTCCTGCGTCTTAGCGGTCCGCTGCTCGCTGTATGCCTTTGCGGCTCTGCCGGCCGTCTCCACGGCCAGCTCCGCCTTGACGGCGTTATACTCCGCGCTGATTTTGGCAAACAGGTCGTTCATCTCCCGCTGCGTCGCGGCGTCCGCTGTGGCAAAGCGGTCCGGATGGTACTGCCTGCCGTACTGCTTGAAGGCTTTCGTCAGGTCGTCGAGGTTGTCAATGTCTTTGAAGTATTCGCGCTGTGCCTTCTGCGCCGTCGCGCCCTCGGCTTTTCCGCCGAGTGAGGAGGCGAGCGTCCGGCAGAAGAAGCCGACCGCCGCCTGGAAGAGCATATCTTTTGCAAGCTCCTCTCCCGAAATAGCAACGTCCTCATAGCTGTCGCCATAAGCGGCAGCTTTTGCATATTCGTTCGTAGCGCTCATGCCGCCGGCGAAGGCGATGTCGCTCAAAGCGCCCAGCACATTCTGCGCAATGGCGCTGTTGCCGAGACCGAGCTTGTTCAGCAAGGCTCCGCCGTAGCGGATCGCGCCCTTGGCCGCCGCGCCGCCGACGCCAACGCTTGCCGCGCCGCCGATTGCCAGCCCTGCTCCTGCGAGGGGATTATAGTTTTCCCCCTGCGCCTGCCGGTAGTCGTTCGCCATTGAGCCGCCGGAGGATACGCCGAGCGCCGCCGTCCCCAGCCCGGGCAGAATAGCGTTTGCGCCCACGATGCCCGCAAGGTTCATGCCGATCTGGAAGGCGTCGATGCCGACCTTTCCGGCCGTCCCCAGCCCTTCCTTTGCCGTCCGGATGTTCTCTGCCGCCTTGGCGCGCTGCGTGTCGGCGATCCCTTCGAGCAGGTCGATGCCCGCGCGGTTGCCGCGCGTGATCTCCTCGTTTGTCTTGGGGTATGGGTTCATTTCGTCGGCGTGCGTGGTGACGCCTGCCTTCTCCTTCGCGTCACGGTATTCCTTGTCCATTTCCTCCGCGGCCGCCACGAGCGCCGCGAGGAAGCCGGAGGCGTTTGCACCGAGGTTCTGCGCCGTCGCGCGCACCGTCGCACCGATACGCTTTGCCGCGTCCTCGTTGCGCACGATGCTCTGCGAGATCTCCTTGCCGCTCTTGTGCTTGCTTCCGCGCTCCGCCGGCAGGGAGGAGCGCGCCGTCTGGCTTCCCGCCGAGCTGTTTCCCACGCTTGGCTCCACATTGGAGGTCGTCCCCTCTACAGGGATTGTCTGCGTCGGCTTCGCGGCAGTCTGCGGCCGCTCGATCTTCGTAATCTTGATTCTGCCGGATGCTTTCCCCTGAGACGATCCCTCTTGATAGGTTTTCGCCGCAGGCGCACGATCCTGTGCGCCTGCGGTCCCGTTTTTTGTGATCTTGATAGCCATATTGTCACCTCGTTAGAACGTGATGTTGAAGCCGCTCGCTTTGAGTCTCCTTGAGATGGTAGCCTTTTCTGCATCCGTGAGGTTCGCTCTGTCGAGGTCCTCCGCCAGCGCCTCCGGCGAGTTGTAGCGCCTGCCGTTCCAGGTGAAGATGCCCTCGTCCTCGTCGTAGCCCAGCTTGTCGCGGCCGGTCCCGAAGCCGGTGTAGCCGTACACCTGCGCGATGTAGTCGTCCGTGAAGCCCGCCTTGCGCAGCGTATTGAGCACAGCGTCGGTGAACTGGCCCTCTTTTGCCATTGCCTTCGCGGTCGTCAGACTCATGGTGCCCCCGCCGCCGCTTCCGCTCTTCTTTGCGGCCTTCTCGGCCTCCTGCTTGCGGTAGGCGTCCTCCAGAGCCTTGACGTACTCGCTGCTGTATCCGCTTTCGCTCACAAGGTTCGCAGAGGGCGAGCCTCCCGCCGCCAGAATGGCGTCCACCTGTGAGCGGATGGAGTCCTGCGCGGTCTGCTGTCTGGATGCCTCGTCAAGATAGCGCGCATAGTCGATCTGGTCCTGCCCCTGCACGTCGGCGAGCTGACTGCGCAGCCGGTCGTAATCGTCCGCGTAATTCTGATAGGCGAAGCCGCGGTCGGTGTTGAACTGGCCCAGGCGGTCGAGGTATTTTGCATAGTCCAGCTGCTCCTGCTGATTGACCGTGTTCAGGTCCTTCAGCTTCATGTTGTACTCGTCCAGGTAGCGCTCGTAGGCCTGCTGGTAGAGTGTCGGGATCACGTCGTTCAGCTTCGTTGCATAATAGTCTCCGGCCTGCGTGGCCGCGTTCACGGCATGGGAGCTTGGCCTGCCGCCGCTCGCGGCGCTCGCCTTTGCCAGCGCATTCGCCGTGGCGCGGTCGCCCTCACGCAGATAGCTCTTCTTGTAGCTGCTCCATTGCGGGTCCGTCTCCTTGCTCCACGAGAAGTCCTCGCGGTTCAGGATGCGGTCCAGCAGATCCTTCTGCTGCTGCGCGAAGGCGTTCTCGTAGGTCGGCGCCTCGTCGTAAGAGAACGAGCCGAAGCTGCCGATCTGATCGAGCAGGTCATCCGAGCGCCGGTTCAGCTTGCTCTCCAGGCGGAAGCTGCCGCCGTCCGCTCCGCCGGAATAATTGCCGTAGCTCTTGCGCAGCTCGTTTGCCGCCTGATTGGCAAGAAGCCGCTGCTCCGCGGTCGCGGCGTTGTTGTAGTCCTTCTTCAGACTCAGCACGCTCAGCCCGAACTCCGGATACTTCTGCGCCAGATTGAGGTCGTCCTGCGAGAACTGCCCCATCAGGCCCGACTGATTCGCCGCTTTCACGAAGTCGTCGTAGGTGTATGCCATCGCTTAATTCCTCCCTTGTGTGGATTTTAATTCCGATCCGCTGTAATACTCCCGCGTCAGGGAGTAGAGCCGGAAGGCGCCCTTGCCCTCCAGCTTCAGCCGGTAGTGGTCGCCTCTTCGCGGCACGATGGGCAGGTAGTAGCTGCGCTTTTTCGCCTCGCAGAGTTTTTCGTCCACCTTCAGCCATTCGCCGCCGTCGAACTTGAGGTACACCTGCACCTCGGCACCTTCCTCCAGCTCCATGCGCAGCTGGAGCTTGCTCACGCCCTTCTTGTTCGGATCGTTTTCTGTGAAGTCCCCGAACTCGGCGCTCCATGCGACGGTTTCCTCCTCGGTGGATTCCGGCGCGTTCTGCACGTTGCCCGCGATCCACACCTCGCCCTGGTCGTTGAGCAGGAAGAGGTTCCCGCCGAAACGGGCAAAGTATCGTGCCTTGGTCGCGTCCTCGGTGTGCCACAGGCCCTTCTGCGTGTCGTAGACGTACAGCAGCTCACCGTCCGGTCCCGTCATGCTGACGTAGTATTTCAGCCCGTCGCTGCCGCCGACAGCGTTTTTGAAGCGGTCCATGCCGAAGGCCGATCCGATTGGCTGCGGGATGCCGCCGGAGTAGGCGACAATGCCCGTGCGGGCCAGGTAGAAAAGCGTCTCTCCGGCAATGGCGATGGACGCATCGCTGCCAGCTTCCACGCCCAATGAAGCGCTGCCCATCACTTGGAAGTTCGACGGCTTGTCTCCGTAGACCTTGTAGATGTGCTCTTCCTTGAAAAAGCATGGATAACCCAGGTA